GTGATGTAGTAGTACACCCCATCGGCGCCGCGTATGATCTCGCTTAGGTCAAGGGTATTGCCCGAGGCGTTGGGCGTGTACAGCTTGTCGCCATCGTACTCAGGCGAGAAATACTGCTTGAGGTTCCAGAGGTTGGCCTTGCGGTTGATGCCGTTTTTCTGGGAGTACAGCTCGAAGTTGCTGGAGTCTGGGTTGATCTCCTCCACAAACTCGTTGGGTTTCACCTGGGCGTTTAAGCTCAGCGCGAACACCATTATAATAATGGTAGAAAGGTATTTCATGAAGTCCACCATGAGTCTCCTGAGTTGTCGGTCCAGTCTTGCTCGTCGTCTGTGATCCAGGGTTGAGCAGAACTGATACCTGTTGAGGGAATTTCTTGTTGCATGCGGCTCTGTATGGGAGCGTTCAGTATCGTGTCGTCGTCTATGCGGTAGCTGCGAGCGCCTTCCTGCACGAGGCCGTTGGTGCTGACCAGGTCATCGTTGTCGCGTAGCAAAATGGCGATGCCGGAAGCATCGCCAAAGTGCTGAAGTGCAACATCCCAAACCGTTTGTTGACTCGTGCTGTGGTAGATAGTCATAGTTCAAGGTCGATGTTGTTCGGTGTCACCACCAGGCGCTTTGGCTTGTATCCGTCCGATTCTAATTGCAGTTGAACCTCCCGGCGCAGGCTTCCGTCGATGTTCCCATTCAGGAACCGCTCTTCGCCCACGCCAATAAGCGGGAATTGCTTGATGTTGCTCCGGTTAAGGCGGAGGATAAGGTAGATGTGCTGGTTGTCGCTGTAGTCCACCTTAAAATCTCCGTCTTCGATCTGCAGGTCATTACCTGCTGCATTGAGCATGATATCTTTGCGATCGGTCATTACAGTTGTGTGCTGACAGCGAAGCCGATGTTCACCGTGATATTCCTGGCTACGCCCACTGGCACAATGCGGGCGGAGATCACCAGTACAGAAGTGGCCAGAACATCCTGAGCCGGATCGATGAACACTCCACTGGCTGAAATCTCTCCATTGTTTTGCAGCAGATCGAGGGCACGCTGGGTAAGCGACTCGAAATACTTGACCGTGCCGGCCGTGAGCGTGCCGTTTTCATTGACCTCCAGTGGGCTATTGAGCTGCGGCAGCAGACGGGCGCGAATTTGGCGCTTGGCCTTCTGCAGCGTGCGCTGGTTTTCAATATAGGCCAGGTCTTCCGTGGCGGCAACCCCCAGGTGAGAGTCAGCCAGGTAAGTGCCATTAAGCCCGATGTGCTTGCGGAATGTCAGATACCGCTTGGTGTCGTATGCTTCAATCTCTGAGTTGGTCGGGGTGTCGGTGCCGTCCGCCAGGCGGATGGTGTCGTACTCCGATCCATCGCTGATGTTGAACTTCTGCACCCAGGCCACCGACTCATGCACAGAGGCAGAGGCCACGGCTCCGAGCACGGCTCCCAGGGCAGGTACAAAGGTAGCCCCCAAGTCGGCCGCCAGCTGGGCCCCTTTGCCCCCGCCATCTCCTGCAGCAAGTACTGCAAGGTTTTCGTAGGTCTCGCCAGCCAGGTCATCGGCCGTGGCGATGTCGAATGAGGTGGCGCCGAACTTGCCGGCAATGATCACCGCCGGGGCGTGCAGGGTGTCGAGGGTTTCGGCGGCCGTTTGCAGCGTGGCCAGGTTGGCCGGCGTATCCCAGAAAGCACCGTACTGGCGAATTTTACCAGAAGAAATCTGCTGGTAGTCTTCCGGGAAGGTAGCTGCCGAGAACCCGATGTACAGGCTCGCACCGGGAGCCATACGGAAAAACTCACTGGCCTGATACCAGACATGCCCATAGGTGGCATCTCCCTCGGTCATGCCATCCGCTTCTACATCCTGAATACTGGTGTAGAGCTTGATGTCGGCCGAGCCATAGGCGCCCGGCTTGGCGGTGCTGTCAAACACCAGGGCGCTGATATGATCCTCGCCATCGACCACGCGACCGAGGCCACCTTTCACCACATTAAATTGAACATCGTTGAGAGCCATGTCTGGTTTGTTGTGCGTTTACGGATGTTGCGAGCCGCTTATTTGCTGCTCGTTTTTTTGGAGGTCGATTTCTTGCCGGTCTCCTTCTTGGCGGTTTCCTTCTTAGCGGTCTTGGAGTTCTCCACCCAATCTACCTTAAGGCCGAACCGCTTGCCGTGCTGGATGGCGTTGGCTTTACGGCTCTGCAAAAAGAGCTGCTCGCCAACTTTCCACACCCCCGGTGCCTCCGGGTTGTTCTTGAAAAATTCTTTCAGGACATTATCCATGGTACTTTGTTTTGTCGTGTTGGGCCGGGCGGCAGTATTCCAAGGCAAAACCCGAGGCACTTGCCACCCGGCCGTTGTTCTTACTGAAGTGCTTACGCTACTTCACGAATGGCTACCACTCCGCGGTGGTTGGTGTAGCTCTTGGAGCCACCGGCTCTAACCATGGCGGAGAAGACAGAGCCGTAGTATTCCGGCTTGTCGTTGTCGGCGTACACCTTCACGCCGGCGTTGGCAGCACGCACAAAGCGCGGGTGCCACAGCAGGGCGTAGGCGTTGTCGGTAGCTGCGGTGGCTGCGGTCGGATCCTTGGGCGTGTTGGAGGCAGTGGCGTAGGCTCCCACATGGCTACGCATGAAGATGTTGAACCCGAGGATGCGCGTGATGGCGCCGGCCGGCAGGTTGCCTTGGTTCATGTAGTCTGCGCTGAGCAGCTTGTCGTCGCGCAGGAGGTCGTTGTACATTTCGCTGTTCACGAGCATCACACGCCCCTCCTGGGGAATATTGGCCGCATCCAGCAGCTCCGCAATGTCAGCCGCCCAAATTTCTGTTTGAATTGCCATTTTGATTAAATTTTCTGTGTTTTGTTTTTGCGTTCTAAGCGACGATCTCACCCCACAGGCATATCAACACACCACTTAGGGGGTTATCGTCGAATTTTAACGGGGCTTTAATACCTCTCCGTGGATGTTCCGCACTTATCCAGCGGCAGGGTTAACCCCTTTCTTGTAGTTTTTCGCCAGTTCGGCGTATGTCTCCGGCTCTTCGCGCTTGAGGCGAAGCAGCTCTTCGGGATTTTCGCGCTGCAGCTTATCGAAGGAAAGCTCTTCCTCCTCGCTGTCCGCTCCAGCCTCCTTCCGTGCCTGCTCCACCAGCTTCTTCATGCTCAGCGCCTCCTCATCCTTCTTCTGTTCCTTGGGCTCTTCGGCCTTTTCCAGAATAGAGGACAGCACATCAGGCTCCTTAGCAGCCAGCTTCCGGTACTCTTCTTCATTGTCGTCGGTGACGAATCCTTTACGCCGGCCAAGGGCGAGTAGGTTCTCTACCTGCTGCTCGGCAGCTGCGTTGAGTTGCTCCTGCTGGTCCTTGATGGCCTGCAGGATATTTTCTTCTGTGGCGTTCTCGGTGATGCCGAGTTGCTTGGCGATTTTGGCAAGAGACATTTCTTCTTCTTTTGAGTGATTGAGTTGTACGATAGGCAGGATGTCGTCAATGTTTTCACCCTGGTCGGAGGAGAGGCGAACGGCATGGCCATTGCCCGGTACGGTGACCAGGCTCAGCTCCAGCACTTCGGCTTTGGTAACCGTGGGCCGCTTCTGGCCAGGCAGCATCAGCTCGGGATCTTCGCTGGTTTCCAGCACGCGAACGCGCAGCGAGCTGGCGTTGACGTAACCCCGATCATACTTGCCTTTGACGGTCAGTGCCTCTTCATCTTCTTCATCAAACTCCGGATCGTCGGCTACCCACTGGCCGCTTTCCAGGCGCAGGTTGTTTACCCGTCCGATGGGATAGTTCCAGTCCATGTGGTTGTACAGCAGAACAGGATTCTTTTCGTAGTTGCTGAAGTCCAGCGCAGAATTCAGAATCCTGAAGCCGTAGCGGTTGACATCCTCGGTGTTGACAATTAAGGCCATTTCGTGACGTTTTCCTGTTCGATTGATGTTGCAAATATGGGAGGCCGCGTAAAAGTCTGCAAGCGCTTTAATTTTATTTACCTGATTTTCAATACCTTTCATCTCTCCCACACAGCGTTTTAACAAATACAATTTGCCCACAACAAAGGGTACTTCCATTTTTGTGGAAACGAAGAGTTATGGCTATAACCCGATCGGAAAAGAAGAAGTACGCCCGGCAGCTCTATATCGAAGGGCTGAAGCAGGTGCAGATTGCGCGAGTGCTTGGCGTCAGCCCCAACACCGTGTGGCGCTGGGCCAACGACGACGAAGACAACTGGCAGGACGCACGCATCAAGCGCAATATGATGGACCAGACCAGTGAGGAAGCCGTGCGCGAACTGATAGAGTACCAGCTCATGGTGCTCAAGAACATGAAAGAGGAAATGATTGAGAAGGGCGAGCTGAAGCTGATACCGCGCGGCGACATTGACGGCCTCCAAAAGCTGTACACCACGATCAAGCGTTCGGAAATGAAGTGGACGGATTTGGTCAAGATCATTCGTGAGTTTATGGACTACGTGAAGGGAGAGGATATTGATCTGGCCAAGCGCCTGGTAGATTTGTCGAATGAGTTTCTGAATGAGAAAAGAAAGCTGATGTCATGAGCTTAAGCAGCGCAGCCAAACGAGAATATCAGGAGTACCTTGAACTGTGCAGGCAGATCAGGGAGGCCACTGGTGAGCTGGTGCCCAACGAAACAGCCAGGGAGAAGGAGGTGCGGAAGAAGACGCTGCTGGATAGCTTTGTGAACTTTGCGAAGTATTATTTCCCCCATTATCTGGACAGCGAGTTCGCCTGGTTTCACCGCAAAGCGGCCAAGGCCATACAGCGCGACCCCAATATCTTCCTGGTATTGGAGTGGCCGAGAGAGCACGCGAAGTCGGTGTTTGCCGATATCATGGTGCCGCTGTGGATGTACGCACGCGGTGAGATATCCGGGATGATCATAGCCTCCGCGAATGAAGACAAGGCTACAAACTTGCTTTCTGACTTACAATCCAATTTTGAAGCCAACATAAGATGGATCAACGACTACGGAGAACTGGCGGCCGCCGGCGACTGGCGAAATGGATATTTTGCAACCACCGATGGCGTAGGTTTCTGGAGCTTCGGGCGCGGACAAAGTCCAAGAGGGGTAAGAAAAGCCGCGAAGCGTCCTAACTATGCCGTCGTAGATGACATTGACGACAAGGTGATCGTGCGCAACGAGAGCCGGGTGCGCGATGCGGTCGACTGGGTGCTGGAGGATCTGTATGGAGCGCTATCCCTGCAAGGGACCACCTCAAGGTATACGCCTTCGAGGATAAGTACCATAATAAGGATGACCAGGGACAGCCGGCATGGAAGGAGCGATACACCCGCGAAATGCTGATGGACCGCATGGCCAAGGTGGGATACCGCGCCAGCCGGCGGGAGTATTTCCATGAGCATATTGAGGATGGCGTGGTGTTCCTCAATGACTGGATCAAGTGGGAGAAGCCGCCGGCCGTCGCCCAGATGGATGAGGTGGTAACCTATGGTGATCCATCCTTCAAGAATACAAAGGGCAGTGACTACAAAGCGGTGGTGACCGTTGGGCGTAAGGGGCGGAAGCTCTATGTGCTCAATGCCTGGGTGGCGCAGGCCACCATCAATACCATGGTGAATGTGTTTTATGATGTGTACGAGAAATACGGCACCTACAGCCGGTACTACATCGAGGCGAACATGCTACAGGATCTGCTCTTCGACGATGAGTTTGTGGCCGTGGGCGACCAGCGCGGCCGGCAGTTGCCCATACGGCAGGACAAGCGCAAGAAGCCCGACAAGTATACACGCATAGAAAATCTGAGCCCCTTGTTCGAGCGCGAGCTGGTGAGCTTTCATAAGCACAAGCGCAAGAGCGGAGGCATGAAGACCCTGATACAACAATTGCTGGCTTTCCCCACCGGCCACGACGATGGCCCTGATGCCCTGGAGGCCCAGACCGGCGACGATCGGGACAGGCAGGTGGTGCGATGGGTGCTCACCCTCTCCCTGTACTACATATACGACCGCCTGCCTGATCGGATCATTCCAGAGCGAGTCAAAGAGAATTACCAGGACACCATTAATATACTGACCCAAATAGAGGATGGAAAGAAAAGCGTGGAGCTGACCCTGCTGACTGATGCGGACAGCGAGGAGCTGACAAAGTTTCGCTGGGGTAGTCGCAAGGCTCGCACTCATGACCCCTTCCTTGATCAATACAACGAATAAGTATGAAGCTCAACGTAAAGAACTGGCTCAAGTCTGTAGCTCTGTATCTCAGCCCGCGAGTGCACGACCTATCCCCGTCGGCTACTGCCGACGACCCCCGATTGCTATACCAGATACGGCAGAATTACAAGTACCGAATAAAGGCGGAGATGCGCAATTTTCGCAACGCCCTGGAGCTGGCCGAGAACCCTCGCCGGCCCCGCCGGGAAACACTGTATGCCCTGTACGAAGAGCTGGCCCTTGATGACCAGGTGGCCGCTCAATGCCGCATTGCTCAGGCCACAGTAGGCAATGCGCCCTTTGAGCTATATCGAGGCGAGCAGGTGCTGGAGTCAGAGAAGGAACTGATACAGCGCCCATGGTTTCATCGATACCTTGACCTTTGCATTGATACCGAGCTGTGGGGGCACAGCCTGGTAGAGTTCAACCCAGAGGAGTATAAGGATGGGGAATTTCAGCAGATCAACCTCATCCCCAGGGAGCATGTGCGCCCCGAGTACGGCGAGGTACTGGTGTTGCCCAGTGCAGAGAAAGGAATTCCGTACCGCGACCAGGAGGAGTGGAAGTACATTATGGAAATCGGAGAGCCCTTTGACCTCGGGCTGTTCAAGATCCTGGCTATTCCTGTGATCCGAAAGCGGTATGCCGATACGGACTGGTCTGTATTTTCGGAAAAGTTCGGCATGCCTTTCATCGTCGGCAAGACTACCAGCAGGCAGCAAAAGGAGCTGGACGAAAAGGCTAAGATGCTGGCCAACTTTGGCGCCAACTCCTGGGCGCTGATGGATGACCAGGACGAAATACAAATGCTTAACCCCAATATGGTAGGTACGGCGCACTATACCTTCCGGGATAGATTGAACGATGCCGACGACCGCATTGCCAAGATCATCAATGGCCAGACCGGAGCCAGTGACGAAAAGGCCTGGGTGGGTTCTGCAGAAGTTCATGAGCGCATTCTCAACGACTTTGTGAAGTACCGTTTAACGCGCATTCAATACCACATCAACCACCATTTACTGCCCTTTCTGGTGGAGCATGGCTACCCCTTGAATGAAGTAACCTTCAAATTCACTGAGCTGATGAAGGAAGAGGAGGAGCCCCGGCAGGATACCGGGCAGAGCGCCGAAGAGGGGCAGGAAAAAAAAACTCCAGTCCTCTCGCTGAGTAGCCTGTATGAAGGCTTGCACCTTCCGGAAACCCTTGCCTACCGACCGGTGCCGGATGATGTACAGGAGCGCATACTGGAACGTATACGCACCGGGCAGCTCTCCGCCGACCAGGTAGACCCCGCCTTATTTGAAGCGTACAACCGTACCCTTTTGACGGCATTAAGCGACGGAGCCGATGAGGATCTGCTGAGTGGCCTTGACTACCGACACCGCGACTACAATCTGTTTCGGCAACTGCGCCGATCTGCCTGGGAGTTTTCTAACGGAGTACCGCCTGGGTGTAGCCAACACCCAGCAGGCCGTGAAGTGGCAAGACATTCAGGAGCGCAAGGAGGCCCTGCCCATGCTGCGCTATGTGACCGCGGAGGATGAGCGCGTGCGAGATTCTCACGCCTTGCTGCATGGCGCCACCAAGCCGGTGGATGATCCCTTCTGGGATACCTACTACCCGCCGAATGGATACAACTGCCGCTGCATTGTGCAGCAGGTGACCGGCCCGCAGCGGGATCCGGACGGCGTGCCGGAGGATATTCCCAGCGCCCTGAAGGACAACCCCGGGAAAAGTGGCAAGATGTTCAGCCGCAACCATCCCTACTTTGCTGAGGCGCCGGCCGACATGCTTAACAAAGAGGTGAAGCGGCGGGCCTCTCAGCTTGGTGTGTTCGACCTGGTGTACCAGGCAGACGATGGACTGGTGAGGGCGCACCCTTTCCACGCCCCGGGAGAGCGTGCCGAGAATGAACTCATAGGCCGCCAACTGGCTGACCAGGGCCACGAGGTGAACTTGCTGCCCCGCATAGAAGACGGCCGGGCCACGCCCGACGCCGGCATTGATGAACTCATTGCCGACTTCAAGACCCCAGGCCTGGGGCACGCCAGCATACAGAAGGCTATCCGCAACGCGGCCAAACAGCGCCTTGACTTAGCTCTGCTACACTTCCCCGACGGCTACGACCGCAACGAGCTGCGCCGGGCCTTGCTGGCTGCCGGGAGTCAAAAATATGAGGTGGATGTGTGGGTGCTGGCCGCGGGAGAGCTGCGGAAGATTAGCGCAGAGGAAATGAGAAGCGGACGGGTTAACTTATAAGTGAGCTTAAAACACCAACGCCACAAGCGTGCGGGCCCGTGGCGTAAGTGGAGGCAAGCGACAGAAGCCGCGAGCCACCGTAAAGATAAGGAATAATTATGAAAGTAGTAAGGTACGACTTCCCCGACTGGCGCAGGGAGTACATTAGCCTGCAGGAGCTGGCTGACAACCTGCCGATATGGGCCGGCAACACCGCCCTCAACTTTTTCCTGGACAGCTGGCGGCGTCAGGGCTGGCTTGATGAGCGCCTGGAAAGATGGAAGCCCCGTAAGGAACAGGACGGCCGCACGGGCCGGCGGGGTATACTGATCGGGAAAGGCTCGGGCCGGCTGCGCCGCTCGCTCCGGATGCGGTCTGGCCCCGACTACTTCGAGGTGTACACCAACAACCCCTACGCCAAAATCCACAATGAAGGCGGCCGCATCACCCAGCGGCCTACCGCCAGACAGCGGCGTTTCTTCTGGGCCATGCACGCCAAAGCAAAGAAGTCGGGCACCAAAGAGGAGGCCAGGAAATGGAAGGCGATGGCGCTGGCCGACCAGATCAGGATCGACATACCGCGCCGGCAGTTCATGGGCGACAGCCGCCTACTACAACGCCGCATTGCACTACATGTGAAACGCGGCGTTCAGCAGGCGCATAAACATAGACGCCAGATATGAAGGTAGATACAGAAACGTGGAAAGATGCCGGGCGGGCGCTGATTAGTATGGTGCTGGTACTGGGGGTGGCGTTGATTGCGTGTACACAATAGTTGGGCGCAATTAATATATAAATACACTTATGAAAGCGTTCTCAAACAAATCTGAAATAGGTATTTCGTTCTCGTGTTCTTCTGTACCCTCGAAATACTCTATAAGAGCATGCAAGGCTTTGACTTGTTCAGGGGTCAGAGAATTTAGAACTTCAATTGTTTCTTTTTTAAGGTTCATTTTGTTAAGTTTTTAATTGAAAAAAATGCGCCCAACAAACGCTAAACGGCAAGGCTCGTAAACCTCGCCCAGCGTTTAGCTAGGCATTATACACAACTATCAAATAAAGACAGTTGCCTTTCGCTCACCCATTCTTCCTTTTTAAAGGTAGATCCCAAATGATGCAAGGCAAACTTCCTTGTACGCCCTTCCTTTTCTTCATCATAAGGCCAGTTGAGCGACGCCTCGAAATACAGCCCGCGTACTTCCCTGATAAAGTAGATTTCATTGAAGGTGGTATTGGTGGGTGGGTGTCGGTATAGTTTAGTGCCGGGTTTCATATTGATAAGTTAGAAGGTTCAAAAAAGCCCCCACCAGAAGGCAGGGGCTGAAATCAAAACCGTTAACACATGAAAAGCTATCTTACGTTTTCTATCCATAGGAAATTCCCA